AGGATTTTCATATTTACAAGCACCACATTCTGCTACCACACAGAACTTTGCGGTAACAGTTGCAGCTAAAACCGCAGCACACAGATATAATGGATCAGGTAGTAGTAATGGATATAAGATTGATGGTGTAGAATCACCTATACTAAATCTAACTCCAGGTAAAACATATAGATTTACCTTGAGTTCAAGTGATATGTCTAGCCATCCATTTAGATTTTATTTGGATGCTGGAAAAACTCATGCATATACAAACAATGTAACTACAGCAGCAACATACGCTGAGATTACAATCACAGATACTACACCTGCAGTTTTACATTATCAGTGTAGTGCTCATGGTTATATGGGTAATGCTCTCATTACTAATTCCAATGCAGTTGATACTCCACATAGTGCATCATTTAAATCTAATTTAAGTGTAGAAGGTAATACAACTTTAGGTAATGCTACAAGTGATACAATAAATGCGATAGCTAGATTTAGTAGTGACTTAATTCCATCTACAGATGGTGCAAGGGACTTAGGATCATCTGATAATGAATGGCAGGATCTATTCATTGATGGAACTGCACAGATTGACTCCTTAGTTGCAGATACTGCAGACATCAATGGTGGTACTGTTGATGGAGTTACCATTGGTGGTGCTTCTGCTGGTGCTGGTACATTCACAGATCTTACTGGTGGTAATATACAAGTTGGTGTTACTGGTGATAATGAATTAGACACATCATCTGGTAACTTAACCATAGACTCTGCTGGTGGTACAGTTACAGTTGATGACAACTTAACAGTCAACGGAACATTCACAGTATTAGGAACACAATCAATAATTAACACCGAAACCTTGAAGGTTGAGGACAGTTTAATTGAAGTTGGTTTAGTTAACAGTGGTGGATCGTTAGTTGCTCCATCATCAGATGCTAACATAGATGTTGGTATGATATTCCACTACTATAGTGGATCTGCAAAGAAAGCAGCAGTCTTCTGGGATGACTCTGTAGGTAGAATTGCTTTTGGTGCTGAGGTATCAGAGAGTTCAAGTGTATTAACCAACTCTACACATGCTACAATTGAAGCAGGTGGTATGTTTGTTAAAGATGCAGCAGGTTTATCAGCAGTAATAAGTCATGATGGAAGTGTAAGACAACTATCTAATATAACAGTGGATGGTGGCTCGTTCTAAGTGTAAAGTATAACTTATAAATATAGGTGGGTGTATTCCCACCTTTTTTTATACTCTGTTATGGATGAAAACGAATATAAAATGATTTTGGGTGTTTATCAAAAGAAAACACACGAAATGCTTGCTCAAATAATTGCATTAGAAACAAGAGTTCTTGGTTTAAATAATGTTGTTGAGCAATTAAGCACAAAGGTAACTGATCAGGAAAATTTATTGATTCAACTGAGAGGTAAGAACAAACAACCAAAAAATATTACAGTAGATTCTGAGGGATTCTAATGGCGAAACCTGCTTCACGAGAAGAATTAGTAGAATATTGCAAAAGACAGTTGGGTGCACCAGTCTTAGAAATCAATGTGAGTGATGAACAGGTTGATGATTTAGTAGATGATGCATTTCAGTATTTCCAAGAACGTCATTTTGATGGTATTGAAAGAATGTATCTTAAATATCAGTTTACACAGGGAGATATAGACAGAGGAAAGGCACAGGGAACAACAGGTGTAGGTATTGTAACGACCACAGGAATATCTACAGCGATAAGTGGTTATGGTACAACCACATCAAATTTTTATGAAACATCAAACTTTATTCAGGTGCCTGAAACAGTGGTAGGAATAGAAAAGATATTTAAATTTGATATGAGTGCGATATCTGGTGGTATGTTCAGTATTAAATATCAGTTATTTTTAAATGACTTATATTATTTTAATTCAGTTGAATTACTACAGTATGCAATGGTCAAATCATATCTTGAAGATATTGATTTTCTACTGACCACTGAAGCACAAATAAGATTTAACAAGAGGCAGGATAGATTGTATCTAGATATTGATTATAATAGCTTGAATGCTGGTGACTTCATAGTGATTGACTGCCACAGAATATTAGACCCAACAACTTACACACAATTATTCAACGATAGTTTTATGAAAAGGTATCTTACGTCTTTAATAAAAAGACAGTGGGGTCAGAATTTAATTAAATTTAAAGGTGTAAAATTACCTGGTGGAATAGAATTGAATGGGAGAGAAATATATGACGATGCACTTAGAGAGTTACAAATGATAAAAGAGGAAATGAGTACTACTTACGAATTACCACCACTTGACTTTATTGGATAATGGCTTTAAATCCCTTTTTTCTACAAGGTTCACCTGAAGAACAAGATTTAGTTCAATCGCTTGTAAATGAGCAATTGAAAATTTATGGTGTGGAAGTTACATATATTCCTAGAAAATTTGTAAATAAAGGCACAATTTTTCAGGAGATTCAAACATCTAAGTTTGATGATAATTTCCAACTAGAAGCGTACGTAAATACTTGGGACGGATATAGTGGTGCAGGAGATGTTCTAACAAAGTTTGGAATGAGTTTGAGAGATGAATTACAATTAGTTATTTCCAGAGAAAGATTTGAAGATTTCATTTCACCATTTTTGAGTCAAGAGGATGTAGATGAAGTGGGTGAAGCAGTGATGAGACCTCGTGAGGGTGATTTGGTATTTTTTCCTTTAGGTGGAAGATTATTTGAAATTAAATTTGTGGAACATGAAGTCCCATTCTATCAGTTAGGGCAGACTTATGTTTACGAGTTACAGTGTGAATTGTTTGAATACAATGATGAAACACTTGATACTGGTATTGATGCAATTGATAGTAAGACAGAAGACTTAGGTGTTATTACAGATCTTCAAATGTTTAGTGGTGGATCAATAGCAACTGCTACTGCAACTATTGGAACAGGATTTGTTAAGAGTATAGATCTTCTAAACGACGGTTCAGGATTTACAAGTGCTCCAACTATTGGTATTACAACTGCACCAAGTGGAGGAATAAACGCAACTGCTGTTGGTTTATTAACAACAAGAAATAACGTAACTTCAATTGAAGAAATAGTAATTACAAATTCAGGTGCTGGATACACTGTTGCACCTGTAATTACTATATCTGGTGGTGGAGGTGTTGGTGCTGCTGCTACTGCTATTATTAGATCTGACAATAAAAAAGGTATTATACGCATTTCAATTGGTGGAACAGGTGGAGTTGGATATTCAACAACACCTAATGTTACTATATCACTACCATCACTATCACCACAATTACCTGCCTCTGCTCGTGCACAAGTGGGTGCAGGTGGTTCAATATCAAATGTCTTTATTCAGGATGCTGGTGCAGGATTCTTCTCACCACCAACAATTACAATTGGTGCTCCTTCATCTGTAGGAATAGGATCGGGAAGTTACTGGTTTAATGAACTTGTTACAGGTAGTAGATCAAACGCATCTGCAAGAGTTAAGAGATGGGATCTTGATACTAAGATTCTACAAGTTGGTATTGAAACTGGAACATTCCTAAGAGGAGAAACAATTACAGGCACAAGATCTGGTGCATCATACACTGTTCAAGTATCTGCAGCAAACACAGATAAGGATAAATATGATCATAGTGACGAAATTGAGAATGAAGCAGATCAAATTCTTGATTTCACTGAATCAAATCCATTTGGACTATTTTAATGTTAGGGACTTATTTTTATCACGAAGTAATTAGAAAAACCATAATCGGTTTTGGAACTTTGTTTAATAATATGGAAGTTAGACATCAAACTTCCGATGGAACAACTGTTGATATAAAGAGAGTTCCCTTAGCGTATGGTCCTGCAGCAAAATTTATTGCCAGATTAGAACAGCAACCTGATTTAAACAAAATGGTTGCGATTACATTACCTAGAATGTCTTTTGAGATGACTTCTATAGCGTATGATTCAACAAGAAAATCAGGAATTACTCAGACATTTAAAGCAGTAGATAATACAACCAATAAGTTGAAAAAGGTGTTTATGCCTGTTCCTTATAATATTGGTTTTGAGTTAAGTTTACTTACTAAAATAAATGATGACGCATTACAAGTTGTTGAGCAAATATTACCATTTTTTCAACCATCATTTAGTATCACAATTAATTTAATTGATTCTATCGGTGAAAAAAGAGATGTTCCTATAACACTTACTAACGTCACTTTTCAAGACGATTATGAGGGAGATTTTTCAACTAGAAGAGCATTGATATACACGTTCCAATTTGTTGCAAAGACATACTTATATGGACCAATCGCAGAGAATCCAGAGGGTCTTATCAAGAAAGTTATTGTCGATCAGTATGCAAGTG